CCGTCGCCATCGGCACGTCGATCAGATACCACGCCGTGCCGTCTTTCGCGATCGCGCAGTCGCGTGTGCTGGCTGCCGAGTTCGTGATTGGAAAAAACAGATTCACCACCGAAGCGGTGTTTGGAGTCGTCGTCTGATTGCGAAACGTGACAGTCTTGGTGCCGCCGACTGGCCACGCGCCGGTGAACGTGCCCATCTTGACGGCCTTTGGCATCCGGCCTTCGGGGATGCGATCAAACACCAGCGGCCTCGCGGGGCGCGGAGCCGTCTCGGCGGCTCGCACCACATTGGCGATCCGCTCGGCGGACTCAAGCGTGAATTGCGTCGGCCGTAAGTCGCTCACGGAGGATTCCCAAAGACGCCAACGAGCGACACTTCTGGATTCACGCGACGCACGAGAATCGCCGGGTAGCCCGTTGGCGACGGCGCGCCAGATCCGTTTAGACCAATCGGGTTCGGGCTCGGCACCCACTCCGAGTTCTCGAAATCAAACACCATCGCGCGCCGTTTCTGACCGCTCGCGATGAAGTTCCAGCCAACGTCGGGCAGTTGAAGTGCCCAGCCGCTCTGGCGGTAAAGCAGTTCGGCCGTCGCCTTGTAGAACGCAACCACGCCGCCTCCAAACTCCTCTCGCTCGATCGACACGTTGACCGAGTTGACCTTGATCGTCCCGGCCGCACAGCCGAAATAGGTGGCGTCGTTAACGCCGTTCATCGCGCCAAACCAACTCGTAGGCCAGGCGGCAAAGTTTTTGGTGACCGTGATCGAGACCATCGACTCGTCGGTTGTCAGGCCGGGGAAGAAGTCATAGGCCGAGTTTGTCAGCGGGTACGTATTGCTGCCGTCGTAGAAAAAGAGCGCTGGCACTTGGCCCTGCCGCGCGGACGCTGACCATTCCGACGCGCGGGCAGTTGGATTTAGCAGTTCTTCGGCCGTCACGTTGCCGTATTCCGCGATCACCTCGACGTGATACGGGGAGCCCTCAAAGCCTTCGTTCATCGAGACTTTGCGGAGCTTGAAATCGCTGAATGTTGGATGCGCCGCGCCCCAGGCTGAGCCACACGTGGCGGCCAGGACGGAGGTCTCGGCCGTAGGGTTATTCAGCGTCGTGTCGTCGCTCAACACACACACCCAGCGGCGACGCGCAATCGGAAATCGCTTGATCTCCTGCTCAAACGTGCGGCCGAGTTCTTTGGTTGATGCGATGCCCATGCGTCACCCCATGACGGCCCCGCCGACGATGGCGACAGGGGAGTTGAAGTAGTTGGCCGCCGCCTGCGTGATGCCCTTGGCGATTGCGTTGAGTTGTTTTGTCTGGAGCCGGGCCTCGATGAGTGCTGGGTCTTGGGCCTGTGCGGCGGTGTCGAGGACCAACGCCTGCCCCTCGGCCGTGCGAATGTCGGCGACGTTCACTGTGGCGCTCGTCGGCCGCGTCAGCGCCTCCATCCGGCGGGCCTGCTCCTCCGCGACGCGGGCGCTCTGGGCCAGGGCGGCGTTCGCACCGGCGTAGGCGTTTTGGAAGCCTTGCAGGAAGGCGTCGTTCTGGCGGGCGACGAGCGATTGGAACTGCTGGGCAGCTGAGTCACCACGGGTGAACTGTTGCAGCTGCCGCTCGTTCGCGGCGTCTCGGCCCTGGGCGATGGCGTTCTCGGCCCGCTTGGCCTTCTCCAGCGTGCGAATCCGCTCGGCCCCGGCGCGGGCCTCTCGGATGCGGCCCTTGTCGCGGTCGGCCTCGTTCTTGCGCCGCTCCTCTTCGAGTTTGGCGTCGATGGCGGCGACGTTCTGAGCGGCCTGCTTCTTCCGCTCCTCAAGTTGGGCGGCTGCTTCCATCTCGGCCTGCTGCCGGTCGCCCAGCGTGGTCCGCAGGAAGTCCTCGACACGCTGGGCCGCAGCCTGCCGCTCGTTCGCCACGACCTGCTCTTGCTGAATCCGCTGCTGGAAGAACTCTTGCTGGCGGGCAATCTCGGCGTCGAAGGCTTCCTTCGTGAGCAGGCCGTCCTTGGCGAGATCCTGGGCGGCGGCCACGCCTGCGGCGAGATCCTGCGCCGCCTTGCTGCCGACCTGGCCAAACTCACCGGCTTTCTCAATCGCCTGCTGCACGGCCTTGTCGGCACCGTCGAACGCCTGCTGGAAGCCCTGGCCGAAGCCCTGTTCGAGGGACTGCTGCTGCTCCTTGAGGTTGTCGCGGAGTTCTGTGAGCCGCCCGAGGCGGGCCTGGGCGTCGGCGTCGGTCGATTGCCGCACCACCTCAATCTTCCGCTCGACGGCGGCGAGGTCGTCTTCGAGCTTGCTAGAGGCGTCGCTGGTCTTGAGCAGGCTTTCGATCCGCTTGTCGTCGGCCGTGGCTTGCTGCGCGGCGGCGTCGGCTGCCTCTTGCCGTAGCGTCAGTTCCTTGGTGAGTTCGGCGTTCACGTTCTTCATGAAGCCGTCCATGATCTTGATCTGGTCGGCCGTCAGTCCGCCCTCGGCCGCCATCCGCTGGAAGGTGTCGAGCGTCTCCACGGACTGCCGCAGGAACTCCGAGCCGCCATCGGTGGCCGTTGTCAGGAACTGCTTCAGCCGCTCCTCGGTGGTATCAAGGTTCGTGGCCACCTTGATCTCGGGTGCCTGGCTCGCCTCCACCGTGGCGCGGAACCCACGGACGTAGGCCGTCGCCGCCCCTTCGCCTCGGGCCGTCGCGGCGGTGTCGCCCTCGCCAAGCCCCACGGCGTTGAGCCCGGCCTGAAAGGAGTTGGCCCCGGCTTCGAGGAACTCCTGCTGGTTCTTGGCAATCCGGGTCGTGGCGGCATCAGCCAGCTTTGCGCCGTAGTTTGCCAAGTCTTCGCCAACCCATTTGCCTAACGCTTCGAGGGTCCTTGCGAAACCAAGCGTCCATCCGTCAAGCGCAATCTGAAACAGGTTGAATATCTGCCGCAGTGACTCGGTGACCGCAGTAAAGACATTGCCCACAAACTCAAAAGTGCCGCTGGCGTATTCCAGCGTTTTCATCAGGCCGCCGAAGTCGCCCACAAAACGATCGAAGATGCCAGCGAAATATTCGGCACCTTGCAGAAGAACTTCCGTAATGCGGTTCGCGATCCCCGTGCCGCCTTCGCCCTGAGCCCCGCTCCACTCTTCCACGAATCGCAGAAACTGGTTCGTCACGTCCGTGACGGCTGGGGCGAGGTTGCCGACTACCTGCCCGATGATGCCGTTGATGGTGGCACTCACCAGGTCGAAGGCGTCGTTCATGTCGGCCACGTTGTTGATCTGCGTTTCGCTGACGATGATGCCCAGCCGCTCGGCACGCTCCCGCAGTTCGTCGATGCTGGCAGCCCCTTCGCGGAACAGCGGAGCCAGGGCCGCCCCCTGCTTGCCGAACACCTGCACCGCCACTGCCGCCCGCTCGGCCACCGTTGGCAACTGGGCAATGGCATCCCCGATCACGGAGAACTGCTGCTCAGGGGCCAGCATCCGCAACTCGGCCACGCTCAGGTTGATGCCACGGAGCGCCTTGTCCATCGCATCGCCAGGCGTCGCCTTGCCGATGTTCACGGCCAGCTTTTGCACCGCCACGCCGAAGGCTTCCGTGTCAACGCCCGCCATCTTCGCGGCGAGGGCATAGCCTTGGAGCGATTCCACGCCGATGCCCGTGCGGGCCGAGAGATCATTCAGCGAGTCGAGCGAGGAGCTGACGTTGCCCGCCATCGCCAGCACGTTCTGGGCCGCGCTCGTAAACGCACTGCCGAGAGCCTGGAACGTATCCACGAGCACGCGCCCGATCTCAATCGTGCTCAGGGTGCTCACGCCCTTGTTGAGCTTGTCGAGCTGCTGGGTGGTCTTATCGGCCTCGCCGGTGAACCGTTGCAGGCTCTTCTGGTTCTGCTCGACGATCTTCTGGAGCAGTTGCAGTGCCTTGTCGGCGTCGGACAGCCCCTTGGTCATGCCAGAGGCGTTCGCCGTCATCTGCATGCCAACGCCGATTACTGTCGCCATTGCTCACCCGCTGTTGAAAATCTGCTGCAACTGCTTGATCTGATCCACCATCTGCTGCTGATGCTGCGGTGGCTTTTCGATTGGCACGAAGTCTTCCGCACGCGGTGCCTTGCCCTTGGCCGAATACGGGGCGAGCACCGCGCTCGCCAGTAATCCCGTCTCCCGCCACGAATCCGGCAACGCCTCGAAGTACCTCGTGTAAGCCAACCACTCCGCGAACTCGACGGCCGACATGCGCCGCTCGAGCTCGCCCACCGTCATCTTCAAATGCCCCGCCAAACGAAACAGAAACCTGCGCGTCGGGCGGATGCTTAGTTTTTTGCCAGTTCCTCTACATCTTTGTCCGTGATCGCGTTGTGGGCGGCGGCCTTGTCGAACAACCGACTCACCACCTTCGCGCTCTTCGCCGCCAACTTCTCCACCTGCTCATCGTTGAACAGCCGCTGGCCCGCCTGGTCGCACAGGCAGCGGGCCAAGAACTTGGCGCGAAAGTTGTCCACGCCGACTTCCTTCTTCCCTACCCATTCCTTCTGGTAGGCGTCGAGCTCGCCCACGGTCATCACGCGGATATAGACCTCGCCGCCCCACTCCTTAACGTTCACTTTGAGAAGGCCAAGGTCGTCCGCTGCCAAGATCTGTTCTGCGGTCAGTGCCATGCGTGCGTCCTCATTCAGTCGTGATTTTGAACGTCACCGCATACCGTGCGATGTCGTTTACTCGGCCCGAGAGTTGCACCCGCTCGCAGATCGCTTTTGTGGAGAAGGTCAGCCCGCCGCCAGAGATGGCGAGCGTGGCCTTCTTGCCGTACTGGGCCAGCGAGACGTTGGCAGTGCTCAGGCACGAAATATCTATAGTGCCTGCGTCAAATGCCCAGGTGCTGGCCCGCGCGAGCGGCATGCCGCCGCCCGCGTTGACCTTGATCTCAACGACCTCGCCGAAGTTCGTGGAGTCCCACGAAGCCGTAACGCCCGCGCACTCGCTA